CCCACGATGATAAAGGCATAGGACACGGTACCATCAAAGCTGTTTTTGGTAACGACAAGGTTGACGTAACTAGCATAGCTTACAAGCTAGAACTCAAGGATGGTAAGGTACGCATCATACGCGGCCAAGACTGGGAACAGGATGCTCAGCACAGAGATCTCAGCATCAACAGCATGAGCATCGACAAAGACGGCACGCTCTATGATTACACAGGAGGTCTCGATGATCTGCGCAACCAACGTGTGGTCATGCTACCTGTGACGCAGGATAGGATCAAAGATGATCCTCACTTGATCATGCGATGGTTCAAGGCACTGGGATATTTTGACAGTCCTCGTTGGCCCAAGCACGATCTCGAGATCATCAAACAGAACATGCCTCTGCTAGCCAAGATCAAGGACGAAGAAAAGACTGATCGAGAACTAAGCAGCATCATGCGCAGCAGGCATGGACAGAAGATAATGCGCATGATGTGCAGCCTCGGTGCAGACAAGTATCTGGGAATAAATTGCGATTGATGCGGGTAAACCGCACAATAACGCATGTCAAAAGATCTAATCATAGGTTCATTTACCAATTACGACTGGGATAAGATCCAGTACTGGGTCAACAGCATAGATGCCAGTGGATTCACCGGCGACAAAGCCATGCTGGTTTACAACTCACAGTTAAGCACGGTACAAAAGCTTAACGATCGAGGTTTCAAGGTCATGGGATTTGGTCAAGATCCCAGCACAGGCAATCTAGTTTATCAAGGACAGCTGATCATAGTCGTAGAACGCTTCCTTCATCTGCACAGCTTCCTTGAAAATCTCATGAAGAGTGAGGACTATCGCTACGTCATTCACACTGACGTCAAGGATGTGGTCTTCCAGCGCAATCCCAGCGAATGGTTAGATGCTAACATGGGTAGCGCTAAGATACTAGCAAGCTGCGAGAGCCTACAGTATCAGCACGAACCCTGGGGGAACGAGAATCTACAGCACAGCTTCCCTTGGGTCTATGACAAGATGAAAGCCAATCCTATATGGAACTGTGGTGTGCAGTGCGGCGTGCCCAGCGTGATGAAAGATCTATGGATGAACATCTACCTGCTCAGCGTGGGCAGCCAACATGCTACCAAGGTACACAATCCTGATCAAGCTGCTTACAACGTGTTGCTGGGATTAGAACCCTATAAGAGCATCACCAAGTTTAGCATGAGCGAGGACGGTTGGGCCTGCCAGGCAGGCACGTCCTTTGATCCTGCTAAGATGCATACCTTCAAACCTCACCTGTTAGAACCACAACCTCTCTGGGATGGAGAGCATGCTACTACTAGCAATGGCACCATGCATTTCATCTTACATCAATATGATCGCATCGCAGACTGGAAACCAGTAATAGAGGCCAGATATGCAGGTTAATCTACAGGAAGAATATCAAAAGGTTGATCAGATGCTGAACCGCTTGGGCGTGCCGCATTTCAACCCAGGTCGCAGCATCGTAACCAGTGTGTATGGTAAAGAGATTGCCAGTGGTTACATTTTGATGCGAGAATTGGTGCTACAAGAAGTCAAGCTACCTATTGAGATTTTCCATCGCAAAGATGAGATCACTCCGCAGCAAGCAGCTATCCTACGCAGTCCAGCACCCGATCAGATCACGGTTACGGAGATACAAGGCAATGCTAAAGATTTCACTACCATGTACGGAACCAAAGCAGGATGGAGCACCAAAATCTATGCTTTATGGGAAAGCCAATACGCAGAGAATCTATGGCTTGATGCTGACAGTTTCCCCATAAGAAATCCAGAATTCTTGTTCGATGATCAAGAATATCAGGACAAAGGCAGCTTGTTCTGGCGAGATGTGTTAAGCACCGATCGTGCCAATCGCTATCACGATGAAGCGCCAATGTGGCGCATATTCAATGTGAATCCCAACGATGGCGAACCATTTGAAACAGGTCAGCTATTATTCAACAAGGCGCAATGCTGGACTGAGCTAAATTTGGTCAAGCACTATGCTGACAACTGCGATGTCTATTACCACTTTGGAGGCGATGCAGAAACTTTCCGCATGGCCTGGCAACATCTGGATCTACGCAATGGTCGCCGACCCAGCTATATCAACTACCAAGCAGATCCCAAGGTGCCATATGGATTCATGCCATTTGGACCTTTCCACAAAGGCAATGCTAACCAATACAAGAAGTGGGGAGGTGGTACCGTGATGGTACAGCGTGATCGCAACGGTAACGAACTGTTCAATCATCGCAACATGGAAAAGTTCTCACTGGGTAATAATCCTGTGTATCACGACATAACCAACGAGCTGCGCTACCATCAGCACATAGAAGATCTGAGGCGGTTAGTATGATAGATCCTGTTACCACTGTTAAGTTTCCAAACACATGGCATATCAAAAGAGAACCATCTAGGCTTCCAGAGCAGCGCATAGATTACTGCGGTGGCATGAAATTCAATGATAACTTTGACTGGGACAACCTGTGGTACGACTGCGTACAACTAAATGAGCATCAAACCATACTGATTGGTCCGCCAATCTATGATGCCAAGAACTGGTTTAAGGATAACGCAGGATTTGGTGACAGCGACAACAACCTTCTCAATTATCAGTTCTACGATCTAGATCGTGTGAGCTACACAGTGGTTCAAACTCGCAAGATAGATTCTCACATCGTTTTGCTTAGCAAGAACACTGATCCTCTGCCAATTGCTGTAAACCACAACGATGGTTACTTCAACGGCCACAAGGTCATGGTCACTCTTCAGAAAGATAACCCCATCGAGTGGATAGAACAATGGATGGATTATCATTACCGCGTGCATGGCATAGACGGTTTTCTCATCTATGACAATCTCAGCAGCAAGTACACTGTAGGTGAGTTAGATCACCGATTAAACAGAGATTATTTCAAACTTAAGATAGTTCCGTGGCCCTACCCATACGGTCCCCAGGGCAGTGATCATGCGCCCTGGGACAGCGATTATGGCCAATACTGCATGCTAGAGCATGCCAAGTATCGTTACCTCAGCAATGCCAGCATGGTTCTAAACAATGACATAGATGAGCTGATAGTGACCAAAGGTCCTAGCTTAGAACAGATACGTACACAGCTTGAACAAGGTCCGCAGCATTGCCTATACTATCTGGGCAAGTGGATTGAACCGCATGATGTACCAAATAACCGAGGTGCATATGAAGTTCCCTGGGAATCACGCAGGTTCAAAGATTATTGCTGCATGGATGAAAATAACAAACGCGGCATAGGCAACAAGTGGATGTTAATACCACAAAAATGCATGCAATACCAATGGCGTGTGCATCATATTGCCGGACCAGCTGGTCAGAGCACAGATCTTTACTATGCACACTATCTAGCCATGAACACCAACTGGAGCTGGCCCAGAGACAAGTTTGAAGGCGATTCGATGAATCTACGTCCAGAACCTTGGCTTCACACTGCATTACAGAAGATAGAGGTATACAAATGAGGTTGCTATTCGTTGTACACAGATACGTGCCATATCCAGGCGGAAGTGAATACTATACAGCTGCAATGGCCGAAGAAGCGCTGAGCCGCGGACATGAAGTCACAGTGTTTACAGGTGAACACCAAGGCAATTACAACGGAGTGAATGTAACTGGCGATCCACAGATACTGGGATGGCCTTGGGATCTAATAGTGGTACATGGCGGAGACGTTGGCTTACAGAATTTCGTGCTCAGCAACGCCACACGTATACCAAGCCCTATCCTCTATATGTTGATATTACCAAGCAACAGTGATGTATGCGTACAAGCACTAAAGGATTGTGCGCACCTTGGATGGAGCACACCAGATGATGTCAATCACATACGCAAATATGGACAGAGCCACAAGGCCAAGCGTGTGCGGCACGGAATCAAACTCAACGAGAGCTTGGGTAAACCAGGATTCAAAGCCAAGTATGGTATAAACCAACGCATGTTTCTCAGTTGCGGTGGCTATTGGCCAAACAAGAAAATGCGCGAACTAGCAGAAGTGTTTAAGCGTGCAGAGCTAGAAGACACAGTGTTAGTAACCTGTGGTTATGACAATCGCATGGATCTCATGCCTGCTGCCAGCGATAACATCCTGCCGCTATTAATTGACGACAAGGCTGATGTGTTAAGCGCAATATCAGAAGCTGACTGCTATCTAATGCACAGCAACCAAGAAGGTTTTGGATTGGTAATTCTCGAGAGCATGCTAAATGAAACACCTTGGATATCAAGGCAGATAGCCGGTGCTGCTATGCTTAACAAGTTTGGTCAGACTTATCAGACTGACAGCCAACTGATCGGCTTGCTAAAGGATTTTGATCCAAATAAGCATGATCTAGCAGCAGCAAAACAACATGTCTTGGATAATCATACCATACGCAGCACAGTAGATGATATCGAGCAAGTTATAAAAGAGAAATCTTGATCACTATGCTCTGCTTATCTTTCCAACTGAAGCTTGGTTTGATATAAAATTTGTCATAGTTAGAATCAAATTCATCTGTGTCAGAGACATATAGATAATCCAACGTTGTCGGATTTACGAACAATATTCCAGTGAAGTGTTCAATCATCTTGTAATAATCAAATTGGAACAGCATCCACTGGCGGATGAATTCGCTTACATCAAAAGAACCGTCGCTGGATATAACATCAACTATCCTATCGCGT